CTACAGGTTTACCATTGTCGTCTATTTCTACATTTAATTTATCATTTAATACTACAAACTCTAAACTGAATCTTCCATCTGATAATTCAGCAAGATACTCATTAGTGAGTTCTTCTAAGTCTTTAACTAAGTTTTCTATTTTGTAAGAAAGTAATCCATTGGTACTAAAAGCTTTCTTTAATACTTCTATGTGTCCGAGCTTTTCTTCTACTGTAGTTAATTCTTCTGTAAGGCTTTGTAATTGATTTTCAAAATCATCTTGTTGTTCTTCAATGATAGACATACGAGTATTGTGTCTTTCTACCATTTCATTTTGTTTAATAACATCTTGTAGACTATCTCTTTCTTCTTTGATCTTTCTTTTTAGTTCTACAATATTACTTTTTAACTTCTGTTCATCTAAAATATCTATAGGTAATGTATTGTCTATGTCCCTAAATAAGTCTTCCCACTCTTCTACTTTTCTGTTAGCTATAACTCTAATTTTATTTACTCTATCTGCCTCTTGTTTTTCTACTGTGAGTTTTTCTACTGCGTCCCCATACTGTGCTATTTTTGCAGTATGATGTTCTATCTGCTGTTGAACAAACTCTTCGTCAATATCTTGATGACAAGTAGGGCATTCTCCTTTGAGAGTACCATATTCTTTTAGAGAACTTCTATGCTCATTCATTTGATACTTAGATAATGTAATCTCTTTATTTAAAGATGTTGTATCTATAGACTTACTATATTCTTCTAATTGTTGTTTGTAAGCGTTAAGGTCGATTTCATCTAACTGTTCCTTTGTAAAATTATTTTTTATAATTTTTTTATTTGTTTCAGAGATATTTTCATATTCTCTCATATAAGAACGTAAAGTTTTTTCATTCTCTTCCGACTGAAATGGTAAATCGATTTTCGATAATAGTGATGTATCATCCATTTTATTATCTGACAACCATTTTACAATAGTGTCAATTTTACCTTGCAGCCTTGTAGCTTCTGATCCAGAGCTTCTTGCCAAGTCTTTAAATACTTCAAAATATTCTACATACTTATTTAGTTGTAATAAGTCTATTAAGAATCTTTTCCTATTAGTATCAGTAGCAGTAAGAAACTGCAACGATGCATTAGTATTTTGATATACAATCTGACTAAATGTTTTATGGTCTATTCCAATAATTTCTTCTAAAGTTTTATATGTATTAGTAGCTGTATGACTTGATATGTCTTCTCCGTTCTTATAGAACTTTACTTTTATATTACCTCTACGAACCACATCTATTTGGTACTCATCATCTACTACATCAAAAGACAAAGATATATCATAGCCATTATTGACTTCACGATTTGGTATGTCTGCTTTTTTAATTCCTTTCGAGTTTTTATTGAAAAGAACTTCCTCTAATATGAGAGGTATAGAGGATTTACCTGTACCGTTAGTACCAACTAATTGTGTTACTATACTTTCGGTTAAATCTAACTCATTATCTGCTCCATAACTGAAACAATTACTCCACTGCAACTTCTTTAGCGTAATCACTAAACACTCCTAAAATATTTTTTACTTTATCTTCATTCAACTCTAATATATAACTCAAGTATTCATTGAGTTCTTCTTCCATAGACATTTCTTTACTAAGAACAAGAGTTGCTTCTGTCTTTCTTTTTATAACTTTTTTATCAAGTAACTCACTATTTTTGATATTACTTAGATCAGATACATCACCTTCTATTTCATATATAGTATGATGATAGTCTGTTTGTACCATTTCTTCTTCTGTGGATACTGTTTTTCTTATTAACTGCGGCAACTCGAACTGATGCCATGTCCAGTCATAGTTATTATCTATAATTAAATAACCAGTCTTTACAATATTTCTATGAAATGATGTAGTCATAGGGCTTCCAGGGTACACAATATTTCTTTGAGTATTCTCGTGAGCATGTAAGTCTCCTGAATAAACCGTTTTAAACTTATCAAATCTTTCTAAATCTACTTCGGGTACTACATGTGGAGGTATTTCTCCTCTTACATGTGTGAATAGTATTTCTGTATCTATATCTTCTATACTATTCTTCTTGTGCAAATCTGCATAGGGTAGAATTGCCCAGTCTCTACTACGATATGTATCAGTAATTACAGTTACTAAAGGGTTCAATTGACTTGTAACTTTGATTAAATTATCAAAGAATGTTCTATGTTTCCTTGTAGCTTCGTGATTACCATCGTAGATAACTGTTTCTACTTTTGTATTTTTAATAAAATCAAAATACAAAGTAAGTTCATCCATGGAAGGGACTCGATCAAACAAGTCCCCGCCAATGATATGTAATGTGACCCCATGCTTCTCTACAGCTTCTTCTATCTGTTCAAAGAACATCTTATAACGTGAGCATGCCCATGCCATAGGAACATTCTTTTGTCCCAGCTTAATATGCCAGTCTGCTGTAAATAGAATCATAATGTGCCTTAACTAATGTCAAATTCGTCAGAGATTGACTCGTCTGGTTTTGAGTTATCAGCACCTTCTCTTAGTCTGTCCAGAAGTTCTTTCTGTGCGTCTGGAGTTGGTCTTGTTAAGATTTCATCCATAGACTTAAGGTCTGCTACTAACTCTTGCTCTGACTCAGTTAGAGGTCTTGGTTTACATTTTAATGCTTGTAATTGATACTCAACATTGTAAGCCATCGGTCCTGTTTTAACTCTTTTGAAGCATACATCCCACCCAGTTTCAGGGTCAGTTGGGTCTCCGAGGTCTTCCGCGGCTACCATTACTTGTTCCAGTAGTTTCTTCTTAAGATTTAAGACTTTGACTTTACCGTCATGAATACATTGAATTGCATAAGACCAACCACATTTTAGTTCTGGGTGGTATTCTCTTACCCAATCTTTTTCCACATTAGTAAATGCTTCAGTGTTTCTGTCGAATGACAAACACTCGAAAGGTAAATTCTTTCCGTTTTCACCTTTTAGCCAGTATACATATCTTGGTAACATGTCACCGACTATTCTTATTTTATTATCGCCTTCTACATATTGGTAGCTGTCGATTTTGTTCTTTTGGGCTTCGCCCTTGGCTTGATTAAAACTTATTGCCATTTTATTTCTCCTTTATTGATTTCCTCGAACTTGAAGTGAATACGATCCCCTTCGAGCCAAAGTAATCTGTTGCTTTCTATTATGTCTTCCCTACTAAAGTAAAGGAAGTCTAGAGTGGTATCTTTGGTTTTTTGATATTCGTAATAGTTGCGCAATGACGCGATACCTGCGTACTGTGCAATCTCGCTATCAGAATATCTCCTTCTTTGAATAAACAAAGGCTCAGGATTCACAAGGAAACTATCCCCATGAAAACTTTTTTGCCAGAACTTGTATATTCTATCGTGCCTATTAACTGGAGGCAGTTTGTATGTCAAGATGTGTAGGATTGTCAAAATATCATTGACGCTTCCGTTGCTTTCTTTTTTTATCTTTTTCCAATTATAGAGTAACATTATATCAAAAATCTAACCTTTTGTCAAGAACTATTTTTCAGTCCTATAGATAGGAAACTTCGTACCCTTGTTTCATGTAATATCCCATTCTCGCACCTGCCTGCTTTCTGGCTGTGCGACCTTCAAGGTGTATATCTACAATTACTGGTTGAGGTTTACCTTCGTTTAATCTTATGACTCTACCGACTAACTGTGTCAGTAAAGGCTCGTTGTTTATGGGCGTCCCCAATATTAGACAGCTAAGACAATCTACTGAAATACCTTCTGAAAATATACTTTGAGTTCCAAATAATACATCTTTTGTAGTAAATATTTCTTTAATCATCTCTCCTCTTTCTTCGTGAGGAACGTCTCCTGTAACGCAAATTGCGTTATCTCCTACTAATGCTGAACTCCTCTTGAGAAAGTCAACTCTGTCACTTACTACCAAGACCTTGTGGCCTTTAGCAGCGTAACCTGCAGCTAGTACTGCACATATGTTTTGGTACTCCCAATCGTACGCTAATTCGTTGATTCGAGTAGCCCAAGCAATGTTCGCTCCATCCATGAAGCGTATACCACTTCTCACTACTTCAACGCGAGGCACCATATAATTTTCTTTAGGTGGTTTATATACTGTATTTGAAAAGTAGTCTCGAAATACAACATGTCTTCCATCCTTACGTTGCATTGTCCCTGTCAAACCTATCTTATGACGAGCCCTGTTAGAG